GTGTCAAAGCTCACTGCAAACATTCTTGCCGCCCACTCGGTCGGATCGCTCAGCGATACGCAAACGCCCGGCCTGACGCTTGACGTTACCCCCGGCGGTAAGAAGCTCTGGCGCTTTAAGCGCCGCGTTCCTGCCCGCGATCTTGATGGCCAACCGTCTCGCGATGCCGGGGTTATCGTCAAGCAATCGGGCGGGACCTATCCGGCGACGAACCTTCAGGCCGCGCGCCGATGGGCGGGGACGATCAACGCTGAGGTCGAAGCGGGGCGTGATCCGGGGAAGGCGCGCCGTGAGGCCAAGCGGATCGAAATCATGACCGTCACGGCGGCGCACCGCCTTTACATGGTCGCGGTGGGGAAGGGAACTGCATCGCGCGAGCGGCGAGTTCCCAAGCCTCGCACGGTCAAAGACAAGCTCGCCATTTTCACCCGCGACATCGAGCCCCGCATTGGTGCGAAATCCGTCTACGAGGTGAAGGAGAGCCATCTCGTCGCGATGGTGAAGGCCAAGGCGATGGTCGCGCCTGTCCGCGCCAACCGGCTGATCGCCGAACTCAAGGTCTTCTTCAATTGGTGTTGCTCACTGGACGCCAGCGACAGCATCGCGCTTGAGGTAAACCCTGCGTCCCGGCTCCATCAGCTTGCGACCGATGAGACGATTGACGCGCACGGCAACCGCAAAAATACGCGCACGCTCTCAGATGCAGAGATTGGGCTGTTCTTTCAGGCGCTGGCCGTTGAGCGGGAGACATATCGCCGGGGTTTCGCTCTCATGCTCCTGACCGCGTGCCGCATTCAGGAAATCACTCAGGCCAAGGCGTCTTCGATCCGCGATGGCGTCTGGTATCGTGAGGCCAGTGACGTGAAGAACGGTGAGGACCACGCGATCCCATTAGGAGCATGGGGACGGGCGTTGGCGGTTGGCGGATCAGAATGGGTCCTGCCCTGCGAACGCGACGCGAACAAACCGCAGCGCTACGTCTGGTATAAAGTCCGTGATCGCCTCATCAAACGAATGACCGAGGCGAATGGCGGTCCTGTCGGGCACTGGAAGCCCCATGACCTTCGGAGAACTGTAAGGTCGAATACCCGGCGATTTGGCATCGACCACCTGACCGCTGAGGCAATGTTGGCTCACAAGCTCCCTGCGGGCGTCGAGCGTATCTATGACCGCCACGACCCCATTGACGATCTGCGGCGGGCCTATGGCGCTTGGGAGGCCCATTTGGCGGCAATCGTTCAGAAGGCTGGTCTAGCCGGGGTCTTTGGGCTTTCAGCCGCTCAAGCGGAGGAGATGGGCACTAAAGCGGCGTGAGCTTGATCTGGGCCATCTTAGCCGCCACGGTGAATGTGATTTGGATCGCAACCGTGGCGGCGGCGGTCGTCTATAATCTTTGGTGTCTGGTGCGTCACGCCAGACACCGTTAAGCTGCCCCCGAAATGGGGGGATTTATGCAAAAGATTAGTTTGATGGCGTGCGTCGCATTGTCTGCATGTGGTGGCGCGAACGGCGGCAACGAAGCTGTAGCCGCAAGCCCAACGGCTATGACGACGACGGCTGCCCCCTCAAACATAATAGATACGAAAGCCGGTAAATATCGTGTTGGGCGTAATCCTAAGATCAACCCAGCCGATCTGCCGAAAAATTCCGACCTCAAGATGCTCGATGGGGATGCTGCTCAATATGCGGCGAAGCTATGCGGGCTCGATTTCCCTAATAAGACGCCACCAGTAAAATGCGAATTGTTTGTCCAGCCGGATAAATCAGGATTGCTGACGGGATATGTGGCATTGGTGCAAGGCCGGAGTGACGGCGTTCGCATTGACACTGCTCTGGAAACCGATCGGCAAAAATCGGGAACAGGTTGCTTCATCAGCGGTAAGATAGATAACTCGGACTTTGATCACCCCGAGGCTCCAATTGATGTATCACGCGATTTTCAGGGTCGTGTGCCATTCGCAGCATGGGAGAAGTCTCCGGGTGATTGGATGGTTTCGTTCAACGATGACGAAGGTTCGGAAAATGCTGCCAATGGCATGTGGTATATTAAGCGGCTGAACAGTAAGCTACGTATCGAGCAGGAGCGCTGGAACTACTGCTACGGCGATAAGAATGTGCACTTGGATGAGGTTTTCTCCCAAGTTCTATCACTTGAACGAATTGCCGATTGAGGGGACTATCCCCTCAATCTTCTAATCACCATCTTCCACCCATCCTCATTACCGGGGAAGAAATCCACGACCGTCACGGGCCTATCGGTTCCCTTCAACGATCCCGCCCGATCGCCGCATTTCGTGCAGCGAAAATGGTCGTGCGGCGATCCCACGAACCCTTCGAGATGAAGGGACCATCTGTGGATGAAAAACCACCGACAAACATCGTGCGACGATACAACGCCCGCATGATCGCATTGACCGTTGCGACACCTCACCTCGATGTCAAAACCGTAGCGGCCGAAATCGCTGAGTGAGCGAACCTGCTTCGCACCCACGTCAAATTGGAAGGTGCAACTGCCCCTCTGGCGCGGGCTCAGGGCGTGTCAGGACATTGCAAAGGTGATCAGCGACAGCGCGAGCAGCGTCTTCGCGAAGGGTATCTCGCGGCGCTGTAAGGCCGATCAGCGCCCACGCGGGGGCGTCGTGAAGGGCGGCAGCAATTTTCTCTAGGTCAGCCATCATGGCAAGAACAAAGCAAGAACGCTGGAGTCGTGTCAAGCGCCGCGCCTCCATCCCAGCCCTGTCGCACGTTCGCGGGGCGCGGCAAGTTGTGCCGAAGTAATGGGTGTGCTATACCGCGAAGTTCTTGCGCTAGCCGGGCGGCGGTGCGTGTTCGATGCGGTGATATGCGATGACCTACTATGAGTTTTGGGTTAGAGTTTCTTATTCGACCTGTCAACAGTTTGTTGATCGTGGATATTCATTCGCTACCTTTCCTATCAACCTTTTTGGTAAGCTTTTTGGGGATAACGTTATCTCCCTTTTCAAAGGGCATAGTGATTGCGTTAGCTTCGAGGAAGCTGCCGCATGACGTTCCCCGATATGATCGTGAGGTTGGTCGAATTGCTGGATAACAGCAAACGACCCATGATCCCGTTCACATTCATGCTGTTGGTGCTCGTGATAGCGCTGATCGCTATCGGACTCGTCGTGTACGGTCTGGGATCGTCCGGTGTGGCAATTGGCTCGGTAGCGATGGCTTACCGGTGGTTGCGTGGTTGGTTGAAGCGTTTGCCCCGGAGTGCTGCCGATGAATAAGTGGCAGGCCCTTGTGGACATCGTGAAAGCGTTCGTTGACGGCGGTAAGCCCGGATATGCTTTGGCGGCGATCGTCGTGATGTGCGGGCCAATCGCCCTTTTCGCGTGCGCTACGTTATTGAAGATCGTGTGGAAGTGAACTCAGGCTTTGCGGATAGCGTCGGCCAGCGTGTCGAAGCGGTCGTTGACGATGTCGGTGAGCTTGTCTTGCCCGCGCTCGACGCGCTCCATCGCTTTGTCGATCGCCTGCACCGCACTTTCTAATTTGACGATCCGCTCGACATCCGCCGTCCGCAGATGTTCGACCGCATCAATGCGAGCGGTCTGATTTTTGATCTGATGTTTTAGGTCGTCATGCTTGTCAGCCAGAAGAGCGATCTTGTTCATCGCCTCCTTGGTGATCGCACGGACGATCAGCCCGGCGGCGGTCGAAACAGTGGCGAGCCCCGCTGCCCATTCAATCAGCGAGGATGTCTCGAACATCATCGCGCCACCGCGTCCACGATCGCGGTCAGGGCGGCAGCCCCTGATGCTGATAGGCCTGCACGAATGAGCCACGTCACGGCTACACTCCTAACGGCAGGCACTTCCCAAACGATCTTCGCATAACGAAGCATCGTCGCGGCTACGCTATGCCATTTCGATTTACGCTGCCGCACCGTCACGACATCCTGCGCTTCAAAGCGATTTGCCTTATTCGAAATGTGCATGATCCCGAACCCGCGCCTACGGCTCGAATGGAACACGCGATGTAGGGGTAAGAATTTGTAATTGGTGCTGCTACTGTGAAGGGGCGCGTGCGCAACGTCAGCACGCCCGGCTCATCCATCCCCACTTCGTTGGCCACGCCAAACAAATCGAAGCAGTCGACCTGTGATCCCGTGCCTGCTACCGCGCCTGATTGAAGCCATATCGCAGCGAGATTAGTCGCTTCCGTCACCTCAATTTGAGCGACCAATTCATACGTGTCACCGACTGCGACGCGGCTATTCCACATGCCCAAGCCGGGTGCTTCCAAAGCCTGTGAAACAGTGACAATCTCGCCTGTGGCCGTGTAGCTCGCAGCTATGACGAGGTCGTTGCCTGACCCATCTGAGCGCCCGGAAGTCGAGATGTTCGCGGTTGCTGAGCCAGTCCGCGATATAGTCCAGCCAGCAGGCGTGGTGCCGCTTATACCCTCATTTGCGGTGCCGCCGTTCGCGGTTAGAAAAAGAGGATTGGTCAGCACCTGACGACGCCGAGCGCCAAAGACCTCGATCGCGTTGTTCAACAACAGTGGGTACGAAATCGGCACTATGCTACGCAATAGAACGCCAAGGCTTTTGCCCCAACGGTAGCCGCCCCGACTATTGCAGTGCGTTGTGTCGTAGCTGTATCCGGCACGATAGCCGAGCGCAGTCGGCGACAATGCAGGCTGCATCACCACGGGTAGGGCGTCATGCAGATATACATCCGTCGCGGTTTCAGCATATTCCGCCATCAGTGAACGCAATTCAAGTGTTGCGGCCACCTTCTCCTGCGTGTTGAAGCCGCCCGATCCTACTTCTTGTTCAACCACTACGGCCATTCCAGCCATGCGGGCTTTTTCGATCATGGTGCGAAGATCGCGGAACGTGACCGCCGCGACTGTATCGATCGTCACGACTTCGCCAGTCACCCCATGGGTATAAGTGTAGTTTCCAGTCGATGCGACTGCGCCGATGTTGTTTACGCCGCCTTGAAGATATAGAAGACCAGCGCCGGTCGCGATTGCCGGGTCAATACGGCTAAGCATCTGATCTGTTCGATCACCGGATATCCCAAACGTTTCGACAATCGTAAATCGCTGATCAGATAATGCGTTCGCCCAATTAAGCGGTGAGCGCGCACCCTTTGTGCGCTTGGAAGGGTCATTATAAATGGCTGCAATTCGGCTGTCCCCAAGTGCGGTGACGACGCGTCGGTTGCGAGCAATGGGAGCCGTTGTGGTGAGGAAGCGCGCCATCAGTAGCAGGCCCGGATGTCAGTCGCTGTAGTCCCCGTTGCGAGAACTGCTACCACCTCAAACGTCAGTTCGGTGAAAGCTGGAAGATTGGCAAATGTCTGTGCCGTCGAATCCTCCGAGCATTTCAGTACCACCGTGCCACCACTCACTACAAAAATAGATTTTGTCGCCAGAATGGATGCGGTGTCGCTGGGTGTGATGACAGCGGTTCGTTTGACGCTCGAAGACGGGGTATTGGGATATTGGGATGCATTGTAAGCCATATGGGTATTTATGCACTGGACGACGCTGACGGTGTCGGGACGTCGGGATCGACAGGCGCGGTCCAATTCGCAACCTGAAGACCAAGCCCAGTCATTCCGTTGAAGATTGCCTCAACCGCGATACCAAAAAAGCTGTCATCCTTGGGGCCATTATTGCGGATGGCGGTAATCTGCTCATGCACGTCGATAAAGGCGTCACTTTCGACCAGTGGCTTTATCGCGAGGTAAACTTCGTGGCGCTGGAGCGCGGCCTCATAGGCCTTTTGGCGTTCGTAGTGGGCGAGGCGGGTTCGCATTTCCTGCGCCTGTTCGTCGGTAATCTGTGTCTGTTCAGCCATCAGGTATTTAGTAAAATTGCTGCCCGACCGGCACGCCTGTGACATCCACGACGAACATGTTGAGAGGGATGTAGAAGTCTGGTGGCTGATCGGCGTCGGGGCCGGGACCAATCTGCACATCGTCCCAACTCACCATTCGGGTTCGAACGGTCTGGCCGTTGTCAGCGACTAATCCGCCGTAAATCTTCCCGTCGTTTTGCCATGCGACATAGTTCTCACCACCATCGCCACCATCTTGGTCGGGAACGGTTGGTCCACCGCCGCCAGCACCATAATAGACCTTCTCGCCGCTAATTCGATGGCCAGCCCATGCGCCTTGGCAAAACGCGAGTTGCCGCCCGCCGTAGGTCACGACTTGCTCCCCATCGACCGTATTGCCGCTCAGAAGGTTGAGGACGCGCATCACGCGGTGATTGGTCGAAAAGGTGATTTCGTTCGCGGCGTTACGGACTTCCAAGCCGAAACCGCTGGCCGGGATCGTGTTCGACTTCTCGAAGATGTAATATGTGAATGGGGTGCCAGCGGGTGCGCCGTTCGTCCCATAGATTTTCTGACCCGTGCTGCCCCAAATTCCTGCACTTGCCGCCGCGTAGCCGTTGCCACCACCTATGGCGATCAGTGCGTTGGGATAAGTTTGCGAAGTTGGGATGAGAAAACTCGTGGGGCAGGTGTTCCCGACTTTGCGGTCTTCTACGTAGGTCGTGCCGCTCACGCGTAAGGCGTAAGTCAGCATGTCGCCATTGAACTGCATCTTCCCATTCGCATCACATATCTCGAAGCCCTGTGCCATCTTCTACTTAGCGAATGCCGTACACAATCGTCTGTTCTGGCCGATTATACATGTAGCCGTTGTAGTAGACGACAGCGCGCGGATACGTCCAAATCAGCGAGTTCCCTTCTTGCCGCCATGTCGCATCGAAGCCGCCGCTATCAAATTTGCCGTCTATCCGGCACCAAAACGCAACGTGCTGGCTATATTGTGTAAGCCGAGCATCATAGATGCTGCCGCTTTTTGCGTCGCCGGTATAGTTCTGTCCACCTACCGAAAACCCGACCGTAGCCGTGCCGAGAAACTTGATCACGGGACTTGTTTCATCGAACATCAGAGTGCCGCCAGCGTCCCAAACGCGTAGTCCGTCTGCCATCAGAAATTCAATCCAAAGGCGACGCGACGAGTACCATTCCCGTCAAAGACCTGAATGTTCTGATTAGTGATCTTCATGCGGTTGCCGCCGCTGTCTGCGCCGACGTTCAAGTTTCCCGCGAAATTCACATCACCGACAATATCGACGCCGCCGCCTCCATTGGCATCAGCGCGGACGCTCATTTGTGCGCGGTTGTTTCCCGCTACTGCCTGCACCTGCCAATAAGCGGCAGCGCGTCCGTTCAGGGTCGAAATCGCGCTTTCAGTCGTTGATACACGGGCTACGAGATTGCTGTCCTGAACCTTCTGCGCCGCAATCTCGCCAGCGGTCGCGGGGCGCATGACGACACGGTGCCAAACGCTGCGGAAAAAGCCGAAATTCGTCCCGCCTTGGAAGCCAGACCAACCCGACATGAGGTAGAGGTTAGCATTCGCGGTGTTCGCGCCATTGTAGAAGAGCCAAGTGAACTGCCGGTTGGCCGTGCCGATGTCACCGAACCGCCCAGCCGTGTCCGCGTTAGTCGCAAAGCCGAAGTTGAAGACATAGCCATTGTTGAAATTGACGTGGACGCCTGAGCCGGACCAGTTGCCGTCCTCGCCCGTGACATCGACCTCGAACGCATACCAGCCGGGTGCGACGTTGTAGATCGGCTGCGTGATCCCGTTGTTGATACCGCCGCGATCAATCTGAAGGGGGGCGGGCGCTCCATATCTGCTGTCACGCGGGCTTGCGCCTAGGAACGCGCCATTATCATTGGCCCAGCCGCCCCAACCCGGCGGTATAGCAGCGCCACCACGCCCAACCCAACCGGGCGCATTGAAAGTGCCGTTCCTCAGCATGTTGCCGCTGTCGTTGCTGACCTGTGCTTCGACCACGCTGGTGCGGTTGCTGATCGAGGCGTCGCGATTTGCCGATGCTGTCGCTTCATCGCGAATGCGCGCGGCAAGCCATGAGTCCTGACCTCCGGCAATCTGCGCTTCCGTCGTGCTGACCCGGTTGGAGAGAGCGTTGTCGCGGTTCGCGCTGGCGGTGGCTTCGTCCGTGACGCGACCATTCACCCGCAAATAGTCCTGATATCGATCGCCGTTCCAGTTGTTCAGGTCGTTGCGAACGCCGGTATAATTGGCTTCCGTGGTCGTGACGCGGTTCGACAGGGACGAATCCCGATTGGCAGAAGCTGTGGCTTCATCGCGGATGCGCGCGGCAAGCCACGAGTCCTGACCGCCTGACATCTGGCTCTCGGTGGTGCTGATCCGGTTCGACAGAGAATTGTCGCGATTGGCACTGGCGGTCGCTTCATCGCTGATACGGGCTTGGGCATTGGTCGCAGATTTCGATGCGGCCAGCGCTGCGAAAACGGGGGCTTCTGAACCATCCACAAGTTCGATTATCGGACGACCGAAAGCCTGATATGCGCCATTCGTGGCATAAAATTGGTAGGCGCGGTGGCTCGGCTGAAAGCCATCAGGTCGGAAGCAATAATTCCAACCATCCGCGATCTTTATGCCCGTCGCCATATCCCAAACGCCAGCGCCCGCGTGGGTCTTTCCTGCGCTATTTCGGGGGAAGAGATAGCCGACGAACAAGTGCCATTTGTTCGGTGTTAGATTCCCAATGTAAGCGAAATACGGATTTCCGTTCTCGTTTGTCGTGTTGATGTCGCAGACGTTCGAAGTTCCCCAATATGAAGTGCGGGTTCCACTGCCAAAAGTCGCGATCGGGATCATGAAACGATAGGTCTTGTCTGGGTCAAGTGGAGCTATGTTCCCGCTGTTCCATCCCCCTGCGCCTTGACCGCTTCCATCCGCCTGACAGAGCCACGCATCGCCCGACGAACCATCAGGCATAGGCAAGTTGTCGAAGTTGCCGCCATGGGGGAACTCCACGATTTCGTTGCGCTGCCCGCCGTTCAGTCCCCACGGGATAGCCGCACCCTTCTTCCACCAACCGACATCAACCAGATTGCGCCGGTTATTTCGGACAAGCGTCTTGAGCCCGCTATCGTGATCACCGCGAAACTGTGCTTCGGTCGTCGCGACACGATTGCTGATGGAATTGTCCCGGTTATTGCTGGCGGTCGCTTCATCGCGGATGCGAGCCGCGAGCCATGAGTCCTGACCACCGCTGATCTGGCTTTCGGTGGTCGCAACACGGTTACTGATCGCGCCGTCACGGTTCACCGATGCCGTGGCTTCGTCCGTGATGCGGGCATTCGTGGCGTTGACCACGGCTTTGGCGGAACCGGGCGTGTAGGGATTCCACTCTGTCTGCCCTTGTCGCGCAAACCCGAGGTACGGCCGGATGAACCACGCGATGCTCCCCGCCTCGCTGCTGAACGTCTGATACTTCCTGATCGCCAGCCGCATGGTGGCGGTGCCGTCTGGCACCCGGACTGACTTCGCGCCGGTCTGATCCCAGCCGCCAAGGTCGGGACCGCCATTGTTGTATCGGGCGCTTGTGAACTCGCCCGCATAGCCGTTCCACGACCCGTCGCGCTTGTAGAAGAAGATGCTGACCCAATTGTTGGCACGATGGGAGGCCGCAAACGCGTACCCCTGAACATAGTCGCCACCCTTTACCGCGACAGGCGCGCTGACAATTTCACAAAGAGTGCTCGCGACTCCATTTTCTCCGATGGTGATGGAATTTTCACCCGTGATGTTCCAGTAGTCACCGCCGCCATTCCGATCGAAGCTCGTTCCTGCGGGCTGTGACGTGATCTGCCATCCGTCCAGTGATGTCAGGTCAGAGTTCGTAACGAGATTGCCCGCGCCACTGTAGCGAGTTTCTACACTGCCTATTCGGTTCGCCAGCCCGGACGTTTCATTGCTTCTCGCCGTCGCCTCAGCGCTGACCTTCGCGTCGGCCTGCGCATTCGTGACATAGTTAGCCTCAACAATCTGAAGACGATTGCCAATAGCTGCATCTTGTCCCGCGCGGGTAGTTGCCTCATCCGTAATTTTTGCGGCGTTCGACCATTCACCCGTGACTTCGCGGAAGAACCAACCGGCAATGACATAGCCGCCATTTTGCGGGATCATGTCGATGTTGATGCGAGGGCGAATCCAATAGCAATTCGTATTTTTGACTATCGCGTCATCAACCTGAATGTCACTCGCATAGCAATGCCAAGCGCCGTTGGGGATAGGCGTGTAGAAGCTATCGGTTGCTTCGGGAGACGTGGCCGTTGCACCAAGATATGTGTTTGCCGAATAGTCTTTGTTGGTGCCCTCCCAATAGACGCGAGCGTGTCCACCAAAACCGTTCGGTGCTGACCACTGCCAGACCCAAAATCCAGCCCGATAACGCTTACCCGGAGTAGTTTTTATCCAGCCCGTCGGGTCCATATAGAGCCAAGAGCCCATGCCGGGCGCGAAAGCGACGCCAGCGCCCTTTTCGTGATTAGGCTCCCATCCAACGTTGCCGGTGTTTCGCCCGCCAAGCTCGGTCTGCCATCCCCATATGGTTGAGGTCGTTTCAAAGCCGGGAAAGGTCTTCGCGACTTGATCGGCGGTGTACGCGGCTCTGCTCTCCAGACTATTCGTACGCGACGTGATAGCGGCGTCGCGCGTGACGCTGGCTGTCGCCTCATCACGAATACGGGCTGATAGTCCGCTATCCTGATCGCCGCGAAGCCTTGCCTCCACGACATCAACCTTGTTCGATAGGGCTTGATCGACAGACGCGCGAGCGGTTGCCTCGCTATTGATCTTCGCGTTGTAGTCGGTGCGATCTGTGGTGGCCTGCGCCACTACGCTATCTACCCGCCGACCAATTGCATCGTCCCGGCTGACCAGCGTGGCGACTTCCTGCGTGATCCGGCTCGTGAGATTGCTCCGATCGGTGGTCGCCGTGCTCTCCACCGTGTCGAGACGCTGGCTGAGGAGGCGGTCGCCATCAGCGCGCTGGGTCGTTTCCGTTGAGATGGCCGTGAACGCATCATCGGCACGCTTCTGGGCTGCCGTCACGGTAGTCCAGATGGTGCCTTCCGCCCCCTTGGCGCGGGCTATTTCGTCCGAAAGATCAGTGCTGGCTTTTGCGGATGCGTCACGAGCGGCGGTGATCTGAGGAACGAGGTCGGAGCGTATCTGAGCGGCTTCCTGCCGGACGGTCGCGACGGTCGTGTTGGTCGCGGCGACGCTCGCCGTGAGTTCACTTTTCGCCTTCTCCACCGCTGCTGCGGCTGCTGCGCGATCGGCGTCGGCCTTCGCGATGAGGTCGGCGGATTTGATGGGTTGGCCGGACGCGTCCCGGATGGCCGCAATCGCATTACCGGCATTGTCCCGGACAGTGGCGGCAGGGGTGCCGCCGACATTCGACGTGTCCTTGGCGATGTTATCCCGCGTGACATCTGCGCCGGGTGCGATCCCCCCAAGCTTACCACCTTCGCCGGGATTGATGTCGGAAAGCCTTGATGGCGTACCCGTCAAATCGACGTAAGGTATGGTGACGCGGGCGGTCTTGATCCCGTCTTGGAACCAAGCGCCATAGACGCCACTGGTCATGTGGTAGCGGGCGCGAACCTCAACATCGGTGCCGGGTGCATTCGACCCGAAGGTGAAGCTGCCCGCCGTGGGGTCATGGGCAGCGGCTTGCTCGGTCCAACCTTCTTCCGCACCCGCATATTGGCCACGGATGCGAGATTGAATTTGGATGCTCGATACCCGGCCTGAATTCTGCGGGGTCCATTCGACCTTGATTTCTGAAACTTCGCTCACGAAGATATTTAGCCGACACCTTGATAGGCGGCGGTGCTCAGGCGAAGCCCCTCAACAGGAAGCCATGCGCTTGCGTCATAGCCGCCCGGACGAATGACGGCGGGCAGCGGCTTCTCTTCACGATCCCACGCATAGACTTCCGAAGATTCTTCCCGGAGCGTCATCTGAAAGATCATCAAGTCAGTTTCGGTCTGAGACTGCACGCGGAAGAGTTTGTTGTTCCAGCCCTGACTAGGGAGGCTTAGCGTCACGAGGCTCCCGACCTGAACCGCAAACGCCTTTGGACCGAATGTCGCGGTGAAGAAGCCGGGCGTCTTGGCTTCCCGCATCAAGAATTGCTTGGCGATCCGCTGGCAAGTTTCCGCACGAGAGACGAAGCCAAGGTCGAGGCTGAGCGTGCGCGGGACGCCATCAGGGAGGTTGTCCGTCTCGATGACGCCCCAATCGACCAATTGGAAAAGCTGGGCGGGATCGGCGAACCGGCCACGCACGATGTTGTAGGTCTCGCGGGCAGGACCGCTGGGCACCCAACTATAGGGGGCAGGGGAGTTGATGCCGCCGACCAAATCGCTTTCGTCAAAGGCCTGTTTCGGGCCAAGCGTGTCGTCATAGCCGCCTACAAGTCCATAGGTGCCGCCCACGTCGGTGAGCTTGCACGACCCCATGGCTGCGGTGAGGGCGGACAACGCCGTCTCATGGGTATCGGCGGTCGATACGATCCCATCGGCGCTATAGCGCTGCACCGTCGCGCCATCGGCGGTGACGACACGCTCTTCGCAGACGTTGGCGTACACCCGGAAGTTGTCGAGATTGATGCGGTTGAGCGGAATGCCCATCCCCCACAACAGTTTTCCGTTGAGGCGATAGCCAATCAGGTAGGTGAGGAGGGCGAGGGCGGGATTGCGGCCAATCTCGATACCAGAGTGGACGAATTCCCATGTCGTCTGATCGCTGGCGCGGTGCGGACCCGAACCGCCCGCCGTTGAATCAAGACGGGGATCATAGACAGGGCAACCATCGACAATCGTGATTACCCGCTGGGGGATACCCTGAGGCCACGCCTTGCTGTCGAGCTTCCAATCTATCGCCAGATAGGCACAGCCGGTGAACCGGGACGATGAGGTCCAGTACGCCCCGGAACCGAGCGGCTGCGCATTGGCCGACGATCCTTCGTTGATCGCGCGAAGAAAGTTTATGCCATCCGTGTGGGCAACGAGCGCGCCGTTCGTCCACGTCAGGTCATCTTCAAGATAGATGTCCCGGATCGTGACTTTGTGGGACGCGAGCGCGATCACCTGCGCATAGCGGTCCTTCTTGCTGCCCCATGTTTCAAAGAAGCGAACATCTGCGCCAGCGGCTGTTCTGCCGAACACGATCTTGCGGGGGGCAGAGGGGACGACCGAATTTTGAAGCCTGTCGGCCATCGATTGGCTGACGCTCTGGGGGGCCTTGCGGAAGAGTGTCCCGACACCCGCGAGAGCGAGCGAAACACCAAGGCCCACTACCGTCGAAGTTATGGCGGTGACGACGGCTGCGGATGCGCCGTATAGCGACGCGACTGCGCCAAGAAGTGGAGCGGCATAGACGATGACGGCGACCGCCACGGCGATCATCACGACCGATTTGATGACCTTACTCACCGGATACGACCGGGAGTTCGAAGGGCACCGCGAAGGCGTACCGGCAATCGCGGGTCGGGATTATCGCGAGACGGTCTTGGCCTTGCTCCTCACCGACAAAGAAGCTGAATTGGCCGACGCATACGCCAACTGTGGTGGCATCGCGCATCACGATGTCGCCGCGCTGTGCGAAGTGAACTGATTTGGGTTCGCCGAACCAAGATTTTACGGTTCTGAGGAGTGTACCCGCGCCAAGCTCGCGAAGTGCGGTGCGCGCACCGTTGGCGCTGTCATAGGTCCCGCGATATACGGCGGCGGGATCAACGCCGGTTTGCGCTTTGATGCATGATGCCGCGAAGAGTGCGCAATCATGCTGGCCCCAAACGAACGGGTCATATTCTACACGGTCGAGATAAGTTCTAAGACGGTCTTCCCAATCGGGGAATCTGACGATGGCTTCCATCGTCTATTTAGGTCGATCAGTAGTCTACCTGATTTTGGTACACGCTTCCGTCAGGTGATCTACCGCCATAACCCGTGGCACCACTGCTCGCGACAGCCTTTGCGGGCGCGGGATCACCGTTCGCGATGCTCGCTGCATAGTCTTGAGACGTATCTGTGGGGTCGTATTTCTTCTGGTCGAGATAAGTTTGATTAGTCGCGTTCGAAACAAGCGACTGATGGCTTTCGATCGTCAGCGTGAAGTTATGCGATCGGCCATCGTTTTGGATTTCGACCTTATCCATCGCGCCGCTTCGGACCCTCCGAAACATCCAAATGGGCTGTGCGAGCGGATCGGCTTGCGGGATCAGAATGGCGCGCCAGATAGTGGCGGGGCGGGTGAGGTATTCAGCCGGGAGGGCCTCTGCCGCCGCAAGCGTGACGTTAGGAGAGGCTGGAACCGCTAAATTGATGGTGAATTCGTCAGAGCCGCTATAGCTAAACGTGTTGTCGCCGATTTGGACCGCAACCCCATTGGCCACGGGTTCGAACGTGTTGCCATCAAGGAGGCTGTCTCCTGATCCTGTAGGCTGGATCGGATGTGCGCCAGTCCAGACGAAAAGCGTTTCGTTGGCAAATGCCAGTCGTGCGGCGAGATAGGACGTGATGGCGGGGGCGGTGATCGCACTCATCACCTGCGGCGTCATGTTGTCGCGCATCAGACGACCTCAAGCGCCTCGATCGTCCCGAAATCCGCGATGCGATCGGGGTCGAGGGTGTATGCAGGGCTATCAGTGTTCGCGAGACGGAAGACACCGAACGGGCGAGCGAACTCCACTGCTGTCCCGGCTGTAAAATCCGCGCGGAGAGCGGGTTCAAATCGCACCGTCACGCGGCCATTGGCGTCCGCCACGGCGGAAGCTTCCGTGATCCTGAGAAGCTGCGATCCAATCGTCAGCCACTGACCCACTCGAAGCGTCGAGAGCGCGCCTGCGGCCCATCCCGTGACGCTGACGGCATTGTTCGTGGCATAGGCCTTGGTCGCGACGGTGCGCCCCGTCAGGCCGCTCACTATTGTGCAGTTGGGGTAGAAGCGGAAGCTCCCCACCATACCTTGGAGGCTCAGTCCCCAAGCCGCTATCACCTCAGCGCGCGGGATGCGCATACGCGGCCACGACCAAGACAACTTCCACTGACTGGCTTGGTGAACGACCTGAACCCTCTTCGAATAAGGAGATTCGGTCGCGGATTGGACGCGATCCAGAACAAGGCGTTCAGTCGCAGGCGTGTATACGGGGAAATCTATAGGGAAGCTGGCCACGAGATATTTAGCTCGTGGCGTTAGATCGTCCGACGTTGCAGCTTCTTGAGCGTGGAATCGGTCGCTTGCCTCGTGATGAGCGGCACTGCTGACATCACGCCCTCTGCCACCATAGCGCGAACCATCGCGGGGTCATTGCTTGTGATCGGCCCGTTGATGTTGATATGAAGACCGCCAGCGTTATCATTGGCGGCAAGCGATCGGAGTTCCCTATTATTGGTCACTCGTGCGTTGGCACCGATGCCCACGACTTCCGGGCCACGTTCACCTACAAGATAGTTGCCGGGCGATGTCATGCCGCCATTCGCGCGCGCACCCTTCAATCCCTTTAACAAGCTCCCAAAGATCGACCCCAACAGGCCTGAGCCGCCGCCCTCGCCACCGCCAAACAACAGATTGCCGAGCGGTTTGATGATTGCTTGTTGAAGCCCGATGTTGACCAAACCATTGATGATCGTCTTCGACATGCTGGTGAACGCCTCACCAACACTCTTCGTCCCATCAATTATACCCGTTAGTCCATCTTGAAGTGACTTCAGCCCTTCGACTTCGACATTCTCAAACGCATCGTTGAGTTCGTTCTTGGTCTTTGGGATTGCGTCAAGATAAGCTTCTAGCGGCGATTGGTTTTGACGCCGAACACCATCTTCGGCGAGGCTTTGGAGGGCGGGCAGGGCCTTCAAGCGGGCTTCCGCCGCCTCGCGTTCTGCGCGTGTAGCCTTGCCGAGCTTTTCCAATTCGATCGTGTGTTCAAGCTGGAGACGCTCTTGATCGAACTGGTTGCGAACCAGCGCCAATGACTTGTCACGACGATCCCGTGTCGAGCGGGTGAGCGCCATTTCTGCCGAGAGCATATCGGCGTCGAGTTGCTTTCCCGCCAATGCGAGGTCGAGACGATCCCGCGCAATCTCTGCATCACGATCCCGAATGGTTGCGTCGTATTCTGTGTTGAATATTTCGCGCTCGATTTCCTTCAACAGTTTGGCTTGGGCAGCGGTGTAACGCTTCTTACCCTCTTTGACTTCCTTATCGCTGCCAGTCTGCATGTCGATGTCATCGGCATTCATATAATAGCGGTTGCGAATTTGCTTCGCTGCAAGGTCTTGACGCTCGGTCGGATCGTTGGTCATTCGCTCTTGCGAACGGTAGAGGTCAGCGCGTGCGCCAAGGAATGTGCGGTCCCATGCAGCCGCTAATTCACCATCACTTTTCAGCGTCTGGCCGGTCTTTTTCTTGGCTGCGTCAGGTTTGGGGAGAAGGGCATTTGTCGATTTTGGTGGCGTGACCCTCAGGCCATGCCGGGACCGTGCTTCGAGCCGGGCGATGTCTTCCCGTTCACCCCGCATCGCTTGCATGTCGGGATCATTCTTGTTGCGGCCAGCACGGATGTTGTCGTTGTAGCGACGTGTCAGGTCATCATGCAGCGCTTGGCGACCGGCCTTTGTCTTTTTCAATTCCGCGCGGTCATCGGCCTGCATCTGCTCGATAGACTTACCCGACAAACGAGCCCCCACGACATGCGGCACGTCCCATTTCAGCGGATTGCTCTGCTGAGTAGACATCAGCTTCTGCACGTCCATCTGTGCGAAAAAGTTGGCGGCAGCGGTCGCGGCCTGCGTGAAGGCATTCGCCAGTGCCATCAGGGCGTCGGCGTTCTGGATAATCGCGCCCGCCATCTGAGCGTTCACAATCATCTTCATCGTGTCGAGTTGGTCATTCACCTGCCCACCGTTGCGCAACAGGTGGTCGTCCAGCACGATCCCGTAGGATTCTGCGGCATCGGCGAGGGTGTTGAAACCCTTCGACCCATCGGACATCAGAAGGGTGAGGTCGCCCGCTGACTTACCAAATAACTCGATTGTCTTCTGATTCCGGGCAGTCACGGTCCCGAGTTTCGCGATACCGTCCATCGCTTGTTTGAGCGCGGTGTCGGTATCTGCGCTCCTGACGCCAAGATCATGGAAGGTTTTCGTTAGCGCCTTGTTGCCGTTCTGCGCCGCGCCAAGGTTCTTTGCGAATTTCTCCACCGCCGCATCGGCATTCTCAACCGAGGAGCCGGAAAGCTGGGCAGCGTAGCGGAATTCCTGAATCGTCTTGGTCGTCGCGCCGGTACGGTCAGCGAGATCAACGATGGCGTCACCGTAGTCGAACGCCTCTTGGATGCGTTCTTGAAGAATGTCGAACGAGAATGCGCCAATGAAGCCACCCGCGAAGCCAATGGCGGCATTCTTCGCGATGTTCATCGCATTCGTGATTTGCGATGCGGTCTGCTGCGTCGCACGCGACGCATTCCGAAGACCGGCGATAAACTGAGCGCTTTCGAGCGCGAGATCAACTACGAGACTACCAACATTTGCCATGCTGGTATTTAGTGGCCAGTGTCATCCTCAATGACGTTGAACCCTGCGAACGCCGCTGCAATACGATCTTCAAGCGTGACGGCTGCGGCGCGCTTTGCCTCTAATCGGGCGGTTTCTTCGGGGTCACGGTCGAGGAAATGGGGAGCCTCTTTCTCAGTGCGCTTATACCACTCCATTTCGAGGAGAAGGCGGGTGCGATCGTCCTCAGCGGGAGAGCCGAAGGGTTCGAAAAAGTGGTAGGCTTCCCATTCCGCTAATTCATCCGGCGATAGCTGCCGATTGAGTTCACTTACCGTTTTGCCGAGCGCGAGAGCGAGCCGGAAGAGGAAGCGCCTTTCCGGGCTGCCGCGGAATTTTTTTTTAGACTTTCGGGATCACGCCGGGCGTGTTCTTGCATGGCCTGCCAGAGTGAGACGATGGTCTGGTAGTCGAGTTCCGCAAAGGCCTCATAGTCCGCGACGCTGAACATCTGGTCGCCGTTTTCGTCCACGATCCCGAAGATCACGGTCAAAATCGCTTGCTCGTAGAGATCGACACGGGGCAGGCCTTCACGCTCGACCTCCGGTAATGCCTGATCTTCCTTCCAAGCGGTATGCGCGGCATCGTTGGCGTAGATAGCATCGAGGAGGTCCACTCGCGCCCGCGCCGACAAGGCGCGGATGCGCACGGTGCCGCCCCACTCAGGAACCTCAACATCAGAGGTTGGAATGGGGGCGGCAAGGATCGCGTCTCGTGAGAGGAGCATCAGGCGGCAGTGCCCTTTGTGACTGGGCCACTGACCTCAAGCGTGATCGCGCCGGTCCACTGCTTATCGACGCCGCCCGACTTTTCGAACGACGGGACGAAGGCGTCGAACGTCCACTGCGTGCCGCTCGCCACTACCTTGAACGATGCCAGCGTACCGGCGGTGCGCGCGGTGTCACATGCCACCTGACCCGCGTCCGCAACAATGTAGTTCACGCTGATCTTGATCGAACCCTCATCGGGGATACCCATCTGTTTTTCTTTTGCGACGGAATCCAAGTCCGTCACGTCAATGATGGATGCAGCGCCCGAGCCGATGCCGCTGAAGTCGGTGACGCCCGATATTTTCGTGTAGGTGCTGCCGGTCTTGATTGAGATTGTCGTTCCCTGCGACGGCAAAACGTTCTTGGCCATATTTCTCCTGAAAACTATAGTTCAGGATATTTATCTCAAAGGCGTGATTTAGACGGATGTGTAGAATTTGAAGAACAAGAGGGCACGGTGAAGCGTCGCCTGTGTCGTGGTGTCGGCCATCATATGTTCGTCAAGCCACTCGACAGTCTCGACGCCGTTTTCCTTCCAGATGATGAGGCTGTTTCGGACGGCGCGCGCAAGGATTTTCGCTTGGCCGTAGGACTCACTCGATATGCTGATCTGGAACGTTACGAAGCCTTCGTCGCCTACTGATCCGTCAAGATCGGTCGTGACCTGTGTTTCGAGAAGCTGATAGACCGCGCACGGAAGGGCGTAAGCGGTTGGCGCGACGCTTGGGTAGACATTTGGAATACAAGTTTTGAGGCGTGCGTTGAGAAGCTGGTCGATCATCTGGTATTTAGACGCCGCGCTTGATCAACTGCTTGTTCAGGACCTTGCCGATTGTGTCGATGATAGATTGCTGTGAGTTTGTCAGCGCGCGAATCATGAAGGGGTCGGCGGCATTGTGAATGCTGCCGAACTCGACGAACGAAGAATGGTATGCGCGTGATCCGATCGTCACCGCATTCTTGACCTGCGTGGGGTCAGCGCTCTTGAGTTTCTTTACCTTGATGTTGTTGACGATCTTCCCGTGCGTTTCTTGCCGCGTCGTGCCACCCCGGTTGTGACGGGTGCGCGTTTCGCCTTCGGTTGTCTTTGGGGAGTTTGGGGCCTCTGTGATCGCCTCTTTGCGCAACGTGGCAGCGCCTGCACGGTTCGCAATTTGACCGGCTTTCGTGGCTTCCTGCTTCGACAGGCTCTCTAGGCGGTCTTGGAGCGCCGCCAGACCCCGCAGGTTCGCGGTGATCACAGACGCTCCTCCAGTGTGAGGACCATCGTCTGGCGGCGGTCTGGCTGGTCGATCGCCACGATGTCGAATTCGGTGTCATCGATCTGGACACGCATCGCCGTGGTGATGTCGGGGCGATAGCGGATCAGGTATCGAGCCGTTGAGTATGTGTCGCGACCACCCGCCCGTGCGGCATCCTGCGTGCGCAATTCTAGCCTCTGGGCATACAGGGATGCGATCTGGCGAAAGCTGGTGATGACCTGACCGAATTCGTCCTGTTCGTTGCCTGCATCGTCGTAGCTGCCCGCGTCATCGCTCGCGCCAGCGCCTGCCGCGAAGAACATGAGCGAGGAGCCGCTTGTGTCATCGGGTTCGATAGCGGGTGCCCCCGCTGCGACACGCGTCAAGGAGGTGTTGGGTGAGCCATTGTGCACGCTCAGGAGCGTCAATCGTCGGTCGAGCTGCCCTGCGTTGATCCTCACAGCGAAAACACCCGAAAAGGGGCACAAAGGCGAGTGATCGTCGTCATGGCGGCAGTGGTGTCGCCCGCGCGATCATCGAAATGCGCCGCGACGTGAACGGCGATGGCGTGTTTAAGCGCGGTCGGGACAATCGGCGTCACAAGCTTCCCGTCGCCGTCCGTGTAAGGTCGAATACGTCTGCTGGTCAGGTGTTCGACAATATCCGCGCCAGACTCGACCAGCATCTGTATCGCGTTGGGGTCGGTTCCGGCATCAATTCTGAGCCATTCTTGAAGTTCGCTTTGGGTGATCAGCATGAAGATATTTATGCTGATACGAAAAGAGCGGGGATTGCTCCCCGCTCTTCGTTTTTCATCATGCCATTCCGGCTTATGCTGCGATCTTCAGAAGCTTGTAAGCTGCCGTATCCACGACACAGCCACCAACACGCTTGCGTGTCTGATAGGTGACGTAGGGCTGGGCGATGTATGGGTTGTAGAGCATCGACATACCGACGCGGTCAGCGATCGTGTAGGCGCGCTGGAAGTCACCGAAGACGATAGGCGTCGAGTTCGCTGCGATATTCGGCATATCTTCGGCTTCCACCACCTCATAACCGGCCAGCAAACCGGGGACCCCCGACTGGAGACTGTCCTGCCATAGGTAGCGACCAGTGGTGTCCTTCAACATGCGGACCTGACCAAGCGTATCCTTGTTCATGATGAAGCGGGCGTTCGGACGGTAAGCGGCCTTCAGCGAGTGGACCAACGCGATGATGGAGTCAGCGGTGATCTTCGCGGCATCGCCGGTCTTCACGGCCTGAACGGTACCAAAGGCGCGGGTGGAGTCGGCGGTAAACGCTGTGGTGACGTTGAGGAGGCCTTTGGGCTTCTTCACGCCATCGCCGAGGAGGAATGCCGCACCTTCCGCACGGGCAAACTCCGTCGCGACTTCGCTCGTGACGAAGCTCGCGATGTCGAAGGCGGAATCCTCAAGGATCGTCTGCGTGACGAACGGGCTGGCATATAGCTCGCCAAACGACGGCACGATTTCAACCAGCGACGAAGCAGCGGTTTCCGGGCGAGCATCCTTCTCGCCAACCCATGCCGACGCGGTGCCACCTACGGAGAACGGAATGTGGAAGTCGGGCGTTGTGACGGAGATGACCCGCGCGACCGACCGCATCGGCGAAATGTCCACAACGGCCTTCTGAATCTGACTGTCGATCAGTTTAGGCACGGTGTAGCCGCCCTCAGCCGGGACCAGTGCCGACATCTGCTTGATTTCGACAGAGTCGCCGCCACGGAGGTACATGTTGAACGCCTTCGTTTCATTGTCGGTCGTGATGTTCGACACGATGGCGGGGCGATTTGCGGCAGTTTCGAGCGCCTTAATTTCGGCGCGAAGCTCGGTCAGCGCCATGTTCAGCGCGTCAGCCTGCTTGGTTTCTGCACGGTCTACGGCAGACTTGAACTCGGTTTCGAGATTCTTGAGTTCGGTATTCAGATTAGCGGACATACATCTCCTTGATTGTTGCAACACTCGATCGGATGGCCGCTAACGCAGCCTCGTGGTATTTAGCTTCCTGTTCATCGTCGGCGTCTTCCTCGACATCACTCGACTTTTCATCTTCGTCATCCGTCACCTCGTCATCGGTGGCGTCATCATAGCGGCTGTCAAAAAGCTTTGTAATCGCGTCTTCGCCAAAGCCCGCATCCGTGAGTTTCTTCTTCAAATCTTCGTCCATGTCATTCTCCTGATTCTTGACGCTCGCGACACGCGCCAATTCGTTACACGGGAAGGTGACGACTGAGATTTCTATCAACTTCGCCTCAGTGATTGTTCGCGTCTTCCCGTCGATTTCATATCCGGTCGCGATGTATCCGATAGACAGCCCAGAAACTGCCCCGGCCTTCACCGCTGCGTAGGCGTCGCGCCCCGCTGTGGTGTCGAGAAATTGGCCGCTGGCTTTGAGACCGGTTGAGTCCTCTGTGAGATCAGTCCACACGCCAATCGGTAGCGCGAAGGCATCGTGATTGAAAAACATCGCGGGCATCGTTCCCGCCGACTTGTGTTCTTCAAGCGTGGCGCTGAATGCTCCGGGCGCGATGATGTCGCGCGCCTGATCCACATTGTTGAAAACTGCGCCATAACCCTCGAAGGCGCGCGCCGTCGCACCTTCCGTTTCGGCAAATTTGACCTCTATCTTCCCCGCGAACGCCTTCTTTTCCATGAGGGTATTTATTCGGAGGGGGCTTGCGGCTGTTTGTTGGGGCCGAAGAGATTGACAGCGGGCGTCAGAAGGTCGGCCGTGGGATCATCAGAACGGTCGAAGCCCTCCATTTCCCGTGCCTCATTGCGGGTGAAGATGCCGCTCGCGATCCCGTTTTTATAATACTCCATTCGCTCTTTGGCGGTGCCCCTTAGAAAGTCTCGATTGTCGATGGTGACGCGAAGGCCTGCGGCGCGTTCGGCATCTGTCAGGAGCGCTTTTTCGGCTGACTGCATATAGCGCGCGTGCCAATGGGCATCGGTGTCTTGGTCGTGTGCGATGTGGGCTTGCTCGACGCTCGCGTAGGACTGTGAGCCGAGCGACTGAAAGACCTTCGTCGGGCTGACACGAAAAAAACGGCAGACTTCTTCAATCTGGTAGCGGCGAGCTTCTATCCACTGTGCATCATTGGCCGTGGAGGCGAGCGGATTGAACTCAACGCCAGCGGGGAGGAGGATTGTTTTGTGAGCGTTGCCCACCCCCTTGGCCTGTGAGTTCCAAAATTCGGTGAGTTCGCGGACCTGTTCGGGGTTCAGCACAGTGCCGCTTGAAGGAGACAGAATGCCGCCCGGCTTTGCGCCGTTCTTGAATAGATTTGCGCCGTACGTCTCGGTTGCGGTCGCGAGGCCGAGGGCGTTGCGAGCCGCCTTGATCGTGGGCAT